AGCCGTTTCTTGAGAACATTTAAAACGCCCTTCAATGGCACGAATACTTGGTTTACAGGTTTTATCTTTAATGGCTTCTTGAACGCTTTTAAACCGAGAGTTCTTCCCTTCTTCGATGCATGTATCGGCTATGCCTGCGGTGCGTTTCTTCTGACTTCTACGCACCTTTTTAGAATCCTTAAAAGAATCAAAACATATCACATTCAATGCATTACCATGTACCTGTATCGGTACATCATGTACCGATACAGGTACACTTGCAGCGGGTTGATGTACCGATGCCGATACGCCAAGCGTAGAAGACGCAACAGGCGTCAAACCACCGAAAGGGGAGGGATTCAAGCCAGATTGTGGCACTGTGCTTAAACCGATTCCTTTTAATGGCGATGGTTTATATTTCCTATTGTCATCCTCAGGAATTTCCTGAACTTTAAATGAAAGAAACGCCAACGAAAAACATAAACCACCACACACCTGAATGAGGATTGAAATTAACAAAAAAGCCCAATTCTTAATAGTCGTAGCATTAAATATCACTAACATACTGGCCAGTGAATTAAAGAGAGAAGATGATGAATCTAAACTGGCATGATCACCCACATGTTTTAACTCGTCATACAGCGCTGTATTCTGGTTTTCAAGCTGGGTGTTTTTATCTTGAAGGCGTTCTATTTTTCCTCGAACACTACGGGCTTGAGAGATATAGCGTATCGACCTTTGATCTTCAATCAGCGCATTATCTTTATTAATCTGTAGGTTATTATTTTGAATGGCGAGTTTATTGGCCTGAATACGGCTTTCAATATTCGTATATTCTTTTGAAGAGAGAAGGGCCGTATGTGCGGCTTCATCAGCACCGGCCACAAAAAAACCTTGTGAGGCCATCACGCACACGATAATCAACGTTACGCCTACGCCAGACACAATACGACCGATCTTCTGGTAACCATTCATGCAGAGCGCGATACCCACGGGCAAAAAGAGGAGCTGCGCCAACTCAAAACACTGGCCAGCAATATGCATGAGCGCCTTATCTTCGATAGATATGACCATGGAGCGTGTTAATTTGCTGGTAAATTGCATCGAAACATAGGCGAAGGCTACGCCGATACAAAAGGCGAATATTCGCGCGTAAAAACGCTCATAGAGCGGGCCAGTGAATTGCGATTTTAAGACAGATGCGATACGATTGTTTTGCATAACGACCTCAAGCTTGTTATGTCCACATTGCGCTTTTAGCGTGGAGTAGGGGCGAGACCGGCAAAGTATCGCCCCTGTTTCGTGGTAATTTACCCGCTTTTATTAACCCTTAACACGCGGTTAAATCTTAGAAAATTCGCTGTATCTACCATTGCCGCCACATGCGGATTACCGCTTACCAGCACCTCATTGCCTAAGTACGTTCTAGCCTCAAGATCTGTTTTCCAATTAAAAATCGCCGCATCGGCATGTCGTCCACACATTTCACAGGCTAAAGACATCAGCGCCTCTGCCAGCTGTTCCTTTGAAATTTCAATTTCAATATGTTTTTCTAGAGCTACTTTCGATATTGTTATTTTTGGCATAATTCCAACCCCTTAAGTTCAAATTTTGAGGGCACCAAAGCTTGCCTTTTCTCTTCTTCAATGCACAATTGGGCATAGCGAATAAGCAATTCCTCTGATTCATCACGCCATGATTTTTGCACCTCATCACACGCCTGGTTAAAAAGCTTCAGGCCAATTTCTGCTGTATCTTGAAAATTGCTATCAGCGGGGAAAAGTGCTTCAATGATGTGGATTGCTTGATCTTTATTCATTTCAACCCACCTTTTCGCACGCATCTAACGCCACACAGCCGCTCTTATCCTTCAAAAACACACAAGCGGTGTGGCCACCGAGTAAAAACGCTTCTGATGCGGTCATAAACTCTTCAGGCTTGGCACCGGGCCGGTTACGAAAAAGTACCTTTGCGCCTATTGCTGTCGCCGCATTCCAATGGGTTACAGCTTGTTCTTGTTTGGCTAATTGTGAATTTCTTGGCATATCCCACCTACTCTCAATTTTGAAATATCTGCACGGATCATTGCATCTGCAATGCGGGAAGCGTCCACGCGGTATCGACCTGCCTGAATTGCCTCACGGACTTTGGAGACACGAGCATGATCGATCATATTGGTCGGATCATCGTACAAAGCGTGAGGCAGGCCAAAGCGTGACGCGACATAGTCGGCGTAAAGCATGACTAAAGGCGGCAGGGAATGAGAGAAGGGGGAAAGACTAGGGGGGAGTGTGAGATTTGAGGATTCATTGATTTTCTCCTGTGTATGAGAATTTTTTAATCTCACTCAGCGATTTCGGTCGATTGAGTGAGACGCGTACTCCCCCTTTCGGGGGAATTAAAGCTACTAAGGGGCCGAAAAATCTGTACACAGTCAGACCCGGGCGCTTTATCATGGCGTCGCCACCATGTGCGTTCGCTTTCGCGACGACCCACCCCGATAGCACCGCAAACTTTAACTTGATGAAATCAATCAATAAATCATAGTTCAGGTGGGGGCTAGGCAAAAGCCGCTACTCGCGGCATGCCTCTGTGTACAACTTCTTACTGCTTTTGGCGATTTCGGTCACCCTAGACGCCTTATCGGACGTCTAGGGGATAATTTAACAGAAACAAGTGAAAAAATCAAGAAATATTAGAAGAAACAATATATTACGTATTGGAATATAGAAGGATGCAATAGGCTTATAGAGCAATTAGGCAAGTTACCCCTCATTCTGCTGAACAGGAAGTAAAGATTCCGTTTTCTACTAGCAGATTATGCCGTGCACAGGCACGGCTTTAGCAGGTTGTCTTTGAAAGTCTTCCCTCTCCTTGGAGAGGGCTAGGGAGAGGGTTCAATTTAGGCGCTTGCGCCGTTCCATTAGGGCTGTTGGGTGAGAAGATCGGCATAAGCCGAGCTTTGAGGGCGATAGCCCTAGGTCATGCAGGCGCAGCCGGTCTGCTCCGCTTTAGCGGAGGTCGATAAGGGCTTTCGAGGGTTTTGTGTGAGGCGAAGCCGATCACTTTTAGTACCCCCCGCGCCGCCGATGACTTTTCCACAGCACTTATCCCCAAAGCGCCGCTCCATCTTTTATGTAATAAAAGAATAATATTCTTTCTTTAGGGTGTTTGTTATGCGTTTGCTACAGGCCCAATAAAGCTCATACAAGCCCCTGAACCGAAAGGCGTTAGCAGTTATACACACATCGGTATAAGTGCCCATTTCACAACGGCAGGGCATGCAAAGCAATGCGCCCGCATTAGCAAAAAATTAGTGTTTGCTATGCCCGTATGTATAACTTTGTAAAGCATTGATTTTGTGAAGGCTCAAAATGACCAGGTAGCGTAGGGATTAAGCTATTTTCGACGGCTAAAGCGCCAAAACAGCCCTAAAACTGCCTAAAAAAATGGCAAAATAGCATTTTCGCAGCCTGAAGGCGCTTAAAAAAGCGCTGGAACTGCACAAAAAAATGGCAAAATGACACTTTCGCATAGGGCTAAGTGCTTAAATTTTGGGCGGCACGATAGTCGTTGAGTGATCATAGACTTGATGGATTCATCCACACGATTACGCACGTTTTCTGTGGACGAAAAAAAACCGGCACAGTGGCCGGTATGGAAGAATATTAAGTGTTCATGTGTATTTATTGTACAGCAGCATTCCCTTCAGGCGCTTGGTCTGCTGTAATAGGTGCTTCCTTTGGCGTTGAATCGTCTCCCGCGTCGGTTTGTGCCTGAATAGGTTGCTCATCGGTTTGTACAGGTACCTCACGCTTCACATAGGGCATGAAATGGCGGCTATCAACATAATGCTCTAAAAATTGGCCTTGATTCCCAAACACGGCAACTTTAATGTCAATGGGCTTTCTAAAAGACTCTGAAAAAACGTTCTTTGAGTCTTCATAGAACGGTTCTGTTAAATTCTCGATCACTTGTAGAGGCTGCCCATATTCAAAAAGGTAGCATCCCGCAAGATCAGGCTTCAATTCAATTAAATCACCTTCGCTAAAACTGTATTTTTGATAAAACTGTATTGATCGTTCTGTTAACTTATCAGAATCAAAGATTACTGGGTCTTTTGATCTTTTTAAAACACCTGCATTTTCTAATAGACTTCCCAAAACGGACATATAAACACTTCCTATAACGAAAATCACTCAACCGGAGTGACACGGTCTTGCAATCGGGATAAGCGACTCAGCATGTGCTCATAAAATGATTTATGCGCTGGCCAGGCCTGAGCTGGAAAACCGCATAACTGTGCGCGGTACATATTCAGGGTGTTGGGGTCTACCGGCGGCGAAGCACACTCATGCAAGGCAGCCGCTACCAGGCGTGTGAGGTAGCCTTTGCTTTTCCGGGTGCGTTTGTGCTCGTGCTCAATCACACGGCGCACCAACACCTGTGCGGTTTGGGCGTTAGTACACAACATTCGTGCTGGAGTATGTTTGTGGGGTGAATGCAAACACTGGAGCCAATGCCGGATCTCTGTTTTCTTGCTCTACCCCATCAAATCGACAAGGGGGATTTTTAAGCAGGAACTCTTTTACATGCGTGAGGCTGGCCCATTTTTTATCTACCGCCGTCATAAGAATGATGGCAATAGACCACTGATGTACACGAGAGAGCTTTTTGATATGGCGCACGCGGATAAGCAAGGAGTTATAAGTCGTAGACTCCTTTTTTTCCTTGAGCAGCTCAACATACTTCTGCCAGGCAGTAGGGGGAAAATTGCGAGGAGGCTCAAAAGGCCGTTTAGAGGAGTCAAGACCATGGATCTGCTTGGCGGCTTTACCCTGTGCAGAGTCGCGCTCTTGCTCTTCGTCACGCATTTTTGCTTCACGGTGTTTAGTCCAACGCGCAATTGCACCGGCTTTACCTGCTGCAGCCCGTTTTGCACGAATATCTGCCCGATGGTTCAGCTCACCATCACACATACGGTTGTGATAACAGCCGTCGCTTTCTAGCGTGAAGAATTGGGCTACAACATTGTGCACGGCCCGACGCTCAAACTCTTGCGTGCATCGGCAAAAGCGTATTAACGCTTCGATATCGCCCACCAGGGGCGCGCCGCTTCTGTAGTATTGATCGAGCAGGAGGTTTAAAACACCGTGCTCCGTAGGCGTTAAAAAGCCCGTGGTGGTGTCATAGACGTGGTAGAACTTCTTGTACCAAAAATCACGATTAGCCATGGGCGCTCCGCATCAGCGGGCAACCCAATAGAGGGCACTGCATCTTCATAAAATCCCCTGTGTAAGAGATTTTTATCGTGTCCGCCGGTCTGATTTCGGTCATAGGGCGGGGCTTAAAGTATTGCGTTACCGTGTTATCGTCGTACTTTAGAAAAACTTTAGGGCTATTTTAAAAAAATTAGCACTTTTTCTTTGGGTTGTTGAGATTCTTCTTTAGTTTCATTGCTTAACGCTTCAAATCTCTATAAAAATTCTCATGCGTACCCACTAGCAATAGTAGTCGCGTTGCTGGATCATATTCGTAGGCCAATAAAAAAAGCTGGCCTACGCAATCGAACTTATACACAAAAATTCCTGCCAGATCTCCTCTCTTTGCTTCGCCAAGAGTAGGATCAGCCACAATCGTTTCAATCGCTTTATTGACAGCCCCTTTTTGATTGGGGTGAAATTTTTTGTATGTCCGTTTAAAAATCTGAGACTGAATAACATTAATCATGGGTAAACTCGTCTGGGATAAAAGGCGTGGCATGCTCACGCCCTTCAGCCCGCGCGAGCAGTAAATCCAATACAAAATCTATAGGTAAATCTGGATTTTCCAGTGCCGCTTTACCTAGCATAGCCCAAAACTCAACCTGAGCTGCTACCGTCCTATGCTCAACTTTTGCATGATGTTTAGCATCCGCATGCAACGTATTTGCAATTCGTATAGATACACTCATCTTAACACCCTCCACAGACTACCACAATTGTATAATTAATATACCGACATTATGTCATGTTGACAATACAATTTTCTCTAATTACTCTAAAAAAGGGCAGCCCGTTGGACACTGTGCAGCAATGTACAGAAACTGGCGGCGTAGGCCGCGATTAATCTCCCGTACGCCGTATGTCTAGAGAGCAGCGTCGCTGGTTGATTTCGGGTCCACGCGGTGTCTGTCCACCCGTCTCTTTCTACCCACCGAAATGGGTCGTTCGAGGTTTTTAAAAATCTCTTTACACAGGGGATTTCAAATGTCTAATCACGTTCATTCTGAGCGCACATCTGCGCCTGCATCTAAAAAATCCACTAAACCCGTTACGTTGACGCCTATTGAGCATGAGGCGCTTACTTTTCTGAAGAAGCATAAGCGTGTAGCGTCTGGTATGTTTCGCAACGCCTATGAGAATGAAGGGCTGTCTACAAACGTTAAAGCGGCTGTATTTGGACGCCTGGTGAATAAAGGGGTTGCGCGTGAGTGCTCTTCTGGAGCCATTGCGTGGGTTTTGGTTGAGGAGGCTGTGAAATGAATGCAGCTCCTTTAAGCCGTCAGTGCCGTAGAGCTGCTCAGCGTGCAAAATATAAAGCCTTTCTCAAGCGTTATATCTGTGAAGAAAAGTCTGAGATTCAAAAAGATAGAAACAATGCGCATCTGCATTATTCGAGCATGCGGCAATTGAAGCGGGCGATACTTAGCAGCAAGAAACGTCAACGGCGTGACTTGGCGCGAGAGTGCAAAAACCTGAAGAAAGTTTTACCTGATGGCTGTTCAGTGAATTTTCAGCGGGAGAGTGGATCATGAATGCTCCTATCATTATTTTACCGGCTGATGAGCATCCTCTGCCCCAGCCTATTGTTCCTGTCGCCATGTATTCCATTGATAAATTAACTGAAATTTTAACGTTCAGTAAAGCATTAATTTACGAAGGAATTTCGGAAGGATGGTTTCCCTCTGGGATTAAACTCTTTCCACGAATGGTACGTTGGCGAGGGGATTTCATTAGAGCCTGGCAAGATGAACTATTTAAGCTAAAACCCAGCGCAGATGGTTTATCTGTTAGTGACAAAGCCAAGCTCGCGGCGTTTTTAAAGGCTGAGGGGATAGCAGCATGATACAGCCACAACTAGAAGATAAAGAACTATGTGACCATTACCCAAACACATCAACCTATTGCGATTATGTGCAATGTAATGACTGTACATGGATTACTCCTGGTGGCAACAATGATGCACAACCCAATAATGGCTGGTTTCCTTCAATGGAAGCGTTTAAGGAATGGAAGAAATATAAGTTCTATCCTGGTATGGATGTAGTGAAGCCAACGCGAAGGAAGAGAGCTTATCAAGAGACTAACGTACCTCAGCCAAACGCCTCACATCGCCCAGTTCCCTCATGCACAATGTGTGATGATAGTGGGTATATAAGCCCCACTCAGCCCTGTATGTGTACTTACTAGCAAGGAGAAATAAAATGTCCAATGCCGTTTTCGCTCATGGCGATGCTGTTGTTTTGAAGACATCGGTTGTTGATGGTGTTATTGCTGAAGATGCAAAGCGTTTTAAGGTTGATGCTTTTCCGGCAAGTGGTGAGATATTCGTAGTAGAGGATGATGGAGCAGCGCATGCGTATGCACCTGCAGTGAATGGTATTCAATGCCTTGAGGCCGTTCCTGTATGCCACGTAATGCCGGTCTTTATACGCAGTATAGATAGACCTGGATTTTCTTGTTGTGTCAGCGGCAATTTATGGTGGGAGCATGAATCCGAACTAATAGCCCGCTGTTTAGCACTCGTTGGTCAGATCTACGGGAATGCTGTACCTGATTACATCTATTTAACCAACAAACCATCAATATAATCAGCCCATGCCTGCATCATGGTCCGACGCCCTTTTAAATATGTTGCGTAATTATAAGCCGCGCTCACTTTATCCCGCTCCTGATGTGCAAGTTGAATTTCGATATGGGCATGTGGCCAGTCCAATTCATGCAGAATTGTTGAAGCCAATCCTCTAAAACCATGCCCTGTCATGCGGCTGTGATATCCCATTCTATATAATGCATAAATCAGGGTGTTATTGCTAATCGTCTCCGCGCCCTGCTCACCTGGAAACAAATATTTCTTGTGTCCAGTAAGTGTCTTCAGATCTGATAATAGCTTTAATGTCTGTTTAGATAAGGGTACAAGATGAGGCGCTTTTATCTGGTCCACCTCTTTCATTGCCATCTCAGGAATACGCCATAAAGCATTTTCCCATTCAATCTGTACCCACTCAGCTTTTATTAATTCTGATGTTCTCACAAACGTAAGAACCATCAACTTAAGAGCCAAGCGAGTATAAATATGCCCACGATACTGCTCTATGTCGATCAATAGTTGTGGTAATTCGATAGCGTCAATACGCTTATGATTTTGAGGCTTATATGGCCGTAATATATCGCCTGGCTCCATATCTGCAAGGGGATTACGCTCAACTAGACCAGGCACAATTCCAAAGCGCATGATCTGGTTACATCGCTGCCAGATGCGCCGAGTCGTATCACCCAATCCCAGCAATTCAGCCTTTCGCACGACATCCACAAAATCCATCACAGTCAATTCGTTGGCGACTCTGTGGCCCAAATCTGGATAAATATGGTGTTCAAGCATTGCTTCTGCGGTTTGAATCGTTTTCTTGGCTTTATTAACCCGCCAAAACTCTAGCCATGATATTGCTAAGGTTTTAAACGTATTATCAGGAGCCATTTTAGTACGTCGTTTTGCGGCTTTCATAGTCTGCGAAGGATCAACACCCTGCGCTAGTGTTTCCCGCGCTTCATCACGCTTACGGCGTGCTTCTTTCAGCGGTATATCGGGATAACAGCCAAACGATAAAAGACGTTCCTTGCCTTCAAAACGGTACTTCATTCTCCACAACTTTGAGGCACTTGGATTGATAAGTAAAAACAATCCATTGGTATCGAAAATTTTAAAGGGTTTCTCTTTGGGCTGTGCATTTCTGCACGCTACATCTGTCAACATCTGGGGTACATTTCAAACTACGTTTTGTGATACCCCTAAATATACCCCTGTTTTGATGTGGATGCATGCATACTTATATGGAGTCATGTAGACTATTTGCATCTCAAAAACTTCTAACAAACAACAATTAAAAACTTATGTGGGTTTATGTGGACTTATTTAAAGTCCCCTTGTCAGGAGTCGAATTATTTTATTTCACAAATAAAATCAACACAAAACAAAATAGACAAGAAAATTATACCCCTAAATATACCCCTAATGCGATGCAAAAAAAACCTTGCGTCTTTTTTTCTCTTCCTCAGGCTCAGGCGTTGTATCACCCTCTTTAGGCAATAGCGATAAATTCGACGGACGTATACTAATTGTTGTTTCAGTATTAATCAGCTCACTCAAAATATTGAGTGGCGAAGCCTCTCCAGACGGCAATTGAATTATGGCCTGAGCCTCGAGCGTAACTTTATCCCTAAAATCTGGCTCATCTTCCCTTGGGTCACTATATGGCCAAATTTTGTATTTATAGATTTTTTCGCATTGAAGTATACGTTCGCAAATCTCTATCTCCATATTGTAGTGCTCTTCATCCCATACAACATTCTTTAGAGCACAACTAAAGCGCGTTCCTCCATCATGGAATAGAAAATGTCTCAGCGTTGGATGGAAGTACGCAAGCACGTCTGATGCGCGTAGATCGAGAGACATTTTCATGATCAAGACCAGAGGCGCATCATTCTTCTTACCTTTTTTCTTTGGCTTAACCTCTTCTATCTTTGCCAAAGCTTCGGATACTTCGAGCGACATGGCTAAGCTGGGTTAGATTGAGGTGCTTCAGTTTGAGGCGCTTCTGTCGCACCAGTAGGCATGCCCGGCAAAATATTAGCCGGTGTTAGCGCATCGGCCAAAATCACTTGGGCATCTTTATGCGCCTCTTCCAAAAGATCATCACGCGATACATGACCGTTAGTTATGGCCTTCATTGCAATATTTGCAATGTTTTGAGCCAACAAAATCTTTAAACCTGTTAGAAATACGCTGAAGTTCATGGTGAAGTACTCCTTACTAAGTTGATGATTCCGATACAACAAATACATAACACCAGGTAGATAAATCAATGTAGCTAAAGCCATTCCTGCCGTGAATTGATTCATTGCGTCTCCTCTCCCAGTTTTATTGCAATAATTAAAAATACAATTCCAACAAGGAGTAATAAGCAAGGATGTGCATGTACAAATTGATAAATGTTTTTCACGGTTAATCCTTGATTCTTATAATTCCTTTAGATACTGCCCACACATATCCTGCTATGGCCAATGTCCCAAGAAGATATAAAAACTTTTGCACTACCACTTTTCCCACACTGATATAAAGATTTTTCTCTTGAGCGGTCTGCACTTTTAAAGCTAGACCATCTACAAATGTTGGATCTTCATGCATTTTTTTCGCCAATGCTTTAACGAAAACTGGATCATTTAGAAGATCGCGTTTTTCATCCAGGCTTAGACGGTGGCGGGGTTGTTCTTCAGCCATGATCACAACATCGTTAAAATAGTGTTCGCACACTGCGTTGAAATCGCTATGTTTGCGATTTTCAGCGGGTGTGTTCCATCTGCTGAATAGCCTGTCAGCCAGCGGGCTGGGGTGGCTCTATCCGATGTAATAGGCTCTAAATCCAAACAGGTGAAACCGGATGCCAGCGCTCTATCCCGTTGCCGCAGTCTCAGCGCATCCAGTGTGGTGTTGTACGTATAGGGTGTTGGAGTTACCAACATGACCTGTGCGCCGGATGCCAATGCATAATCTGCAATTTGCATGATGCGGTACCACTCGGCGTCAAAGTCAGCTTGCACAGCAAGAGGCGAATCGTTAGGCGTCCACACAGGCAAAACAACAATATCGGGCCGATAAAAATCTATAGCCAGTAGTGCTCTTGCCGCGAATTGCGTTGTGGTATTACCTGATTGCCCACAATTCACGTGAGTTATATTGAGACCACGATCTTGTAAGAGTCGCACAGCTCTATAGAGATAGGATTGCCGAAGCGGTACCCCGCTTTCTGCATAATCGCCGCCCGCGATACTATCGCCAATACCCAATACCATGATGCCAGGTGTATCGTAATAGGGTCGCCACATCGTTGGCACAATAATTCCGATACGGGTCGTGCTAGTAAACGTCGATTGATTGGTAGACGTATAATCGCCGCCAAAGTTATTGGCGCACTTCAGTGGCCAGGTGCTATTTTCATCATCCCAATGCGCAGCAAAGTCGCTGCCATAGTTTGAATAGGATGGAATACCGCCAGAGGTATAGACTCTCCACATCCAGGCAGGATATTTGCCGCCATCGGTACGATCAATAGATTGCAATGGAATAAAGCCGGTTGTGCCAAAGCCTGGCGCAGAAGCTGATCCTGTGGCAGTAACCGTGAGCGCTCCTTTAACCGTCCACGCCCCACCCCCGTTAGGTGTAATAAAACTGCTGGTTGGGTCTGCTGTAGCAGCAACTGCAATCTGGTCAAACGTAATTGACGAACCTGTGGGATTAGAAAACCCCAATTCCACGCCATAAAACTTACGATGTGCGACGGTTTGACAGTGCCAGTTTGCACCCGCAGAACCAGGGCCAGCTAACGCAGCAGCCCAAAATCCTGTAGCTGTCGATTGCCTGCTTTGGCGCATGATTCTTTGTGGGCCACTGCGAGGAAATTTAAATAAATTCAAGCCGCCATGCTCTTTAATATGGCGTGCTAATTTTGGGGCGTTAGGCTGGCTAGGTGATAAGGTTGTGCCTGAATAGACTAGCTTTATAGCGTAAAAGTTACCACTATCATCAGGGCCATAAGTTATTGTATCTACCTGCCCCAATGGGCCATTGTAAGAATACGATGCCGGAAGATCGCCAACCTGAATACTGCTACCATCAGGATTCCTGCCAATCATTGTTTGATCTGTAGCCATCTACCGGCTCCCATACATATTCGAATAAGTTTCGCGTTTCCCTTTTAAATATAACCAAAAGGAATATGTATATGCTGCCCTACTTCCAGAGCTTTTTCAAGGGACTTATAACTTTTAGTAATTAATGATTGTGCTTTTATCCGGTACAGGCAGTGAGTCGGCCTGGTAAAAGGCGTCACTGTAGATGGATGCCGTCACCTTCGGGTATTGGCTATCAGATAAATCAATATTGTCAACGGTGTAGTACATGCCACCACGGTCGGCATCTGCGGCGAAACTGTATTGCGTGCGTAAGCCATCTACACCGGCTTGCACAACCAGAGGTTCTGAGGGCAACTCAGCCAGTACAATTTGATTGGGCAATGCGCCTGGTGTGCAAACAATGCCTTCTATACTGCCATTTCGGTGTGATACCACGAGTGAATGGGTATAGCCGTCTCTAAATTGCACATCATCACTCAGCGTTAACACCAGGCCCGTCTGATCGATCACCTCACCGTCATAATTTTTGTAGCGGGTGTTGTCGACATTGGTAATACGCGCATAGGGGATCAGGGCACGGGCATCGGCTGTAGTGGTGATCTGTAGAAACTCCCGCTTTCCTTTGAGTTTGTAATACTCTCGATTTCCTCGATACCACGCCTGCGTAAAGCTTCGAATACCTGCAATTTCAATGGGCTTTAATTTCTTGGCGCTTCCATCGATGGGGATCTGAAAGGACTCCGTTGTGTTGGTTTCCGGGTCTACATAGCGCATTTCAACGCCATCGAAATCGCTGTCTACATAGTAATTCCGGTTGATCGTTTCGCTTTTTGGCTTTTTGTTGCGGTGTGTGAACAGCATTGTGCTTTCGGTCTGGGGCATATCTGCCGCGATACGAATTTTTCCCGACTGGCGATAGGCTTTGCAAAAGGCTGCATTAGCAATGATATCCAGCGTCGCTTCAATCGAAAGCGTATCGCTATCAAAGGTGTAATTAAACTGGCCGCACTCAGTATGCCAACCATTTAAGGTCGCCCACACTGAGTAGATTTGGGGCATATCCACGTCTTCATTGATATCAAGATTGCCGATATCTCGCCTCATGCAGACATCGGCAATGATGTCCACAATGCTACTGGTTGCGGATATCGTTCCTGATATGTGCCGCCCTTCTGCATCAAAGGCCCCGCTAAAGGTATTTGTGGTGTGATCATAGGTTGCAATCATGCGCGGCGCGATGCATTTCAATACCCGATTATTGAGCGTTACTGCGCTTTGATTCAGCTTTGTATCCGTCAATAGCGTTGTTTTGTTTCCGAAATGCGCGTTTGTATTCGGAATGATTGAATACATTTCGGCCCACTGAACAGAGTCGTAAACGGCACCTTGAAAATCATAGTCGTGATTTGAAGAGCGCCGCATCCTAACTTGGCAGGAACCTGTAAAGCCTGCGGTACTTAACAGGTCAAACAGAAGACTTGCACCCGTTGGGGTATTAAATGCATCGGCATTGCTTGAAACAGTAAATGACGCCGTAAAGACTGAACCCGTTGGTGTGCCCGATACCAGTTGTTGTACCTGAAGTTCACACGTCACCGTGATCGACGTGGGCGTGTTATTGCCAATCTGGTTATAAATTCCCTGTTGTGGTGCATTGACGCTGGTGAATAGTTTAGTTTGCAATGAGTTCAATAAAGGAAACCATTGCGTCCACTCGGTGGCCGTTACAACAGGCACGATGATTGCATTAATAAATGTGCCAGGCAGAAACCAGTCTCCGTTTATGAGCTGCCAGTATTCATCAGGAAAACTGCCTGATCCATATCTGCTCGTCACTGCACGACTGAAAGGCGATGTAGTCAATGTGATTGTCGACAATAAGCCTACTGTCGTTCCTAACCATCCACTTGTCCCATTATCTTCATTGGCAATCGTTGAAATGGTATAGGTACCGGAATAGTTCACATAGATACCAAATGAACAACTTAGATTGGTCGCATTAGGTATAGCTGTATCCAGCGTAAGCGTTCGCGTTCCGCCCGTTCCGCTTACTGCAGTAATCACACGCCTGTAGTCTGTACCATCAAAGTGGCCGCGCAAAATGTCACCGACAATGATGTTGTCCAACGATACCGCACCAGTCGTTACATCATGAATCGTGACGGTTTTAGCCGTTGCGTTGGCATCGTAACTGGCATCCCAGTTGTACATCCCTGAAGCATCTGTGTATGGATAAACAGGCCATGGCCCCCCTGTTCCAGCGGTATGACTATCCATATCAGAGCCGCCAGGGATTGAATAGTAATACGTCGAGCTGGCATCGCCATTGCCGTAGTCATACTGCATGGTCAATGTAATCTGGTCGGCGGGTTTCAGTACCAGGCTGAACGACGGATTTTCATTCGCCTGCGCGAGTTTATTTCCATAGAACGCATAACCATGCCGCCCTGAAATGTTCGCTTGATTGGGTGCTTTTAGCGGTATATCACTGATATTTTTATTTAGGATGCGCGTATCGACAGGGTCAAATACTCCACCATTGATGTTTAAAAATGGCGTTCCACTATCTCCATTGGGAATGATAAAGGGGTTATAGGCTGAAAGCCGTGAGTTGGGAATGCTGGCTAATAACGTATCACCATCAGTTATGCCCCCACTTGTTAAAGCATAGTAGCCGAACCCTAAGCAATAATATCCCCGCTCAAATTGGTTACCGTTGGCATCAAAGTAGCGCCATGTTTGCATCATAAGACTAGGGTAGGCTTGCACAGTGCCATACATGTCCTCAACACGCTGATACAGCCTGTTTGAGTTCGCCCGGTCTGTCAGTGCATTATTCGATGATTGCTGTGTGCGATTAACGTTCCTAGGCATGTAAGTAGAGCTATTATTGAGCGCCGATGCTATAGATACTGCCGCATAGAAATAATAAATAAACTGCAAGGCTCCAGCGACAGCAGGCGGTAAGCCTGGCGTATGCAGCACACTGTAATACAGCGCATCATTGCGCATCAGCGCTTTTACATTCACGCTGATATTAGTTTCTCGTGAGGGTTCGCCCTCGTAGATTGAAACGTCCTCAGGCAGGCTCTCTCCGTAGCGTTCAAGAAGCCATTTGCCAATATGTTCATGCTCGATGATTTCAGGCGGTTCTTTTGAAAATGGATGGCCATATACTTTAATCATCGTCATAGCGTGATACTCCTATGCCAAAACTCCATCCATGGGTAGTTGTCTTTTAGGCTGTAGATGTCCTGGTAAAAATTCCCGTTTTTCGTGGCATGGAGTACTTTGGGTGTTATGAACACACCAGCATGCTGGCATCGCTCCAGCCCCATTAAAACCACACAGCCATGCGCCGGTTCTGCCAGTTTTTCGAAGCCATGGTTTCCCTTATGGAGTGCCAGCCGAAATGCCTCTGCGGGTTCTAATCCATGGTATTTCTGATAGTGCGGTATCATGATGCCAAGCGACTGATACACGTCCACGACCAGCCGCCAGCACGGGGGATTGCGATACACTTTGCGCTGGAAAAAAGCCACATCAATAGCCGGAATCATACGAAGCTTCTTAACATGGGTACGGTGCGTAGATCATAGTTTTGGCCGGTGCCTGCAATGCTGAGGCGTTTAGTAATCGCCGCAACTGTCGCTTTTTCTTCGTCGAAATTAATGGACTGTGCTTGCAGCTTCACACGCGAAACAATTGAGCGTAGGTTATTACTCAGATACTCGCGGTAAACGGTCACAATTTTTTCCTGGCCGGTGATGTCTACAGCATCGAGCGCGTCTCTGAATTCGTCATAGCTGCCGGTCAAATCCAAATTAATGGTGTATTTCTGATCAAGATTGCCTTCACTGCCTGAAAGTTTCACGTCCATATTCACAGGGCGGGTGTCGACATTTGAACGATCTTCCAGGCGAATCGGAAGACTTTTCATGTCTGCACAAAAGTAATAAGTCTGCGGCAATTGAGAATGGCTGACTTCTATCGTTTTAATGCTGTGGAGGTTTTGCGGTGACGATGCACAGAACCGCTTAAGTTGGTCTTCAAGATCCAGCATAGTAGCTCGCCTCCCCTTCCAACTGCATGCTTACACTGGCAACATCCTGCCCCGCATGCTCGATTTTTTGGCTGCCAGGAAGCAGGTTAACCGCATGGCGCTTCACGCCTTGGCCGCTATCCATGGGTAGCTCGAAAGTGTTGGCACCCCGATTCAGCACGTGATACACGAACACCAGCCACGCTGTGAGCTGTGCACGTACCAGTATCATCGTGCCGTTATAAATCTGGACGCCTCTATCCCATTGCAGCTCTTGCGCGACTACTGGCCCAACGACTTGATTTTTTAATGCACCGCCGGGGGAATTATAGCTATATGGCGAGTTTGCGGTTGATAGCACGCAGCCCTTCGGCGCAATGAGTGCGTTTGTGATGCCGTCGCGGATCACTTGAGGATAGGCCCATACGTAGTTATTGGTGATGCCTGCGTCTATGGCCATTGAAAGTGCTTCACTCATGCGTGGCCAGGTGCCTGAATCGCTGGCCGTTCTCACGAAGCCTATGAAGTAGTGCACAAGGTTAATCGGGTACCCAAGCGTGACTGTGGCCGCGTGTACGGTCTGTGGCAGTTTGTCCATCTGGCCGGCAATGATCCAATCGTAATCTTCGATCTGCATGAAATCCCAGTTGGGATAGCTCCAGTCACTCACCGGGAAATTAATCAGCGGTAGGATCACCGACGATGAATTGAATATCTGCGGGCTAAAAAACAAGAGGCAAAACTGAGTACTCAAATACGTGGCTTTTACAGCATCACGCACTGCGGCGGTTGCTGCGCCGAGCTTTTGCCCTAACCAGGTGCAGTAGGCAGTCTCATCGGATGTTAGCGGCTGTTGATAGATGTTTGTGATCGTAGTCGGCGCAAATAGTCCGGTCTCGGTGTTGTAGAGCACTTTTGTGCTGTAGGCGTAAATACAGGGCTTGTTGTTGGTGTAGCTGCCATCCCAGTACCACCATTCGCCGAGCTGCACCTTTAAAGACAGCCCTGCCGTTTGCATTAAGCCCAGTCCCTGCTTAATGACATTCACAAGGTAGGTGCGCACATCCGCATCGGTGAAATTCAGGAAGCTGGTTGGCGGCGTATAGCCTGATTGCGCCAGTGCATCATCTACATCTTTCTGCGCCCAATCAGTCGGTATCTGACTGTAGAGAATTTCCAGACTGGTCGACCAGATTAAGCCCAGACCTCTTGAATGTAACTCAGCGCAGAATGACTGCACCCAATTGACGGTAGGTGTATTCAGCGGAGAGGTGGCCGTCGTGTCTAAACGATTGTAGTAGACGCTGCTGACCAGCGAGGATGTGGCCTTATAGTAGTGACTCGCCCCCATATAGCAGACCACATCGCCCCGATACCCCAAGTCATAAATCTGTTGTACGTGTTTCCATGGGGTGATGTTGTACGCATCATCATAGCCGGTTGTCATCCGTAGGCTATTCACAAGCTGAGGATAGTCACATTTTCCGATGGTGGCATTGCTGCCAGTCACTGAGATGTTTTGAGCCGTGAAGGATAACGCGACGCTTCCCAGGGGTGAATCCAGATGTAGCGTAGTGGCCGTCACATGGCTACCTGTCCACGTTACACCCGTCATGGGCGTCGCCATCGTCAAAAAACGTTCTGTTGTGCCATCACCTGTCCAGGTCGTTACCGTCACGGGCACGGTATGAAACGTGGCACCTTGTGTATAGCTGACCGTAATCACATCACCTGCTTGCAACCTGAAATCAGTAGGCACACCCGTAATATGCCAAGCCGTCAGATCCTCTGCCGTCGCGTTGGCCAACATCGCATTTAAGCCAATGCCATAACCATCGGGCACGAGTGATAGGAATAAGGAATCTATGGGATCAACCGGAATGGT